TGGGCATGTATTCAACAGGTAATTGATAGAGGATATCCAAATTTATTCTATATGAGTAATGATTTACAATATATAGATACCCAACGACAGATATCAAACAAATATTATAGAGACGAAAGACAAATGGTTGCCGGATTTTCAACAACATCTAAAACCCGTCCACTTATCATTTCTGCATTGGACACATATATGAATGATAAAGATATTCTAATTCGTTCAAATAGATTGATAGATGAGATGTTTACATTTATTTGGCATAGTGGTAGAGCGGAAGCAATGAAAGGATACAATGATGACCTTATTATGGCATTGGGTATTGGACTTTGGGTTCGTAATACTGCATTGAGATTGAAACAAGAAGGTATTGATTTAACAAAGAATATGTTAAATGCAACTACCATAAACACCAATTCAGGAGTTTATACATCAAACTGGCAACAACAAGGTAATCCATATGAAATGGACTTAGGTAAAGGTGAAATTGAAAACCTAACTTGGTTGCTAAAGTAATTTTTTTATATTTATATGTTGAAACTCTTATAGATGAACGAAGATTTAAATAAATGGTTTAAAGAAAAATGGGTAAACATCGGCAAAAAGGTCGATGGAAAACATCCACCATGTGGAACTTCAGGAAAAAAGAAGGGTTATGCAAAATGTGTTCCTGCAGCAAAAGCTGCCGGAATGAGTAAAAAAGAAAAAGAAAGTGCAACCCGTAGAAAAAGAGCTGCACAAAATAAAGCAGGTAGAGGTGGTAAAGATAGTAGTGGACAAGGTAAAAAACCAATATATGTTTCAACAAAACCAAAAAATGAAACTATGAACATAGAAGAAAAAATAAATTTATTTTTAGAAAAGAATTGCCCAACTGACCCGGCTAAATGGTCTGCATCTAAATCTGCAGCTAAGTCTAAATTTGATGTTTATCCATCAGCTTATGCAAATGGATGGGCTGCAAAAAACTACAAAGGAAAAGGTGGTGGCTGGAAAAAATGTAATGAGGGTGAATCAAATGCATTATGTGAGTGCTGGGATGGATATAAAGAAGTAGGTGGTAAAATGAAAAATGGTAAAATGGTACCAAATTGTGTACCTGTAAAAGAGGATATTAATAGTGATGATGATGTAAATTATGGTAAAGTAGAACCAGAGGAATATGATGTAGACAATTATGATGATTTTAAAGATTTTATTAAATTTATAAGAGAATATAATACAGAACTATCTGAGGCAACATGTGAGTGTATGACTGAAGCGGAATATCGAGGTAGAAATGTTCCTTTAGGAAAACCAATGAGAGGTGATGTTAAGAAATTTAAAGTTTATGTAAAAAATCCAGCAGGTAATGTTGTTAAAGTAAACTTTGGACATGGTGGAACATCTGCAGCGTCTAAGGGTGAAAAAACAATGAAAATAAGAAAATCTAATCCAAAAGCAAGAAAATCTTTTAGAGCTAGACACAATTGTGCAAATCCAGGACCAAGAACAAAAGCAAGATATTGGAGTTGTAGAAAATGGTAAATTTGGAAAAGTCGAAAATTTTCCATATATTTAACAAAATAGAATTATATTAAAATGGCAGAAAAAACAATATTTAGTAGGTTACAAAAATTATTTTCAACAAATACCATTGTCCGTAAAACGGATAGAGGCATTAAAGTCATTGATACCGATGAGTATCAAAATATGACTACGAATCTGGTAGACAGATTTATGAAATTGAAGGTTAGTAACTATGCATCAGGTACAGTAGAATCATCATTAGCATACCAACAGGTTCGTATTGATTTATTTAGAGATTACGATTCAATGGATAGTGACCCCATTTTATCTGCTGCATTAAATGTATACGCTGATGAATGTACTGCTAGAAATGAATTTGGAAATGTTTTAAAAATACATCACGAAGATGCAGAAATTAAACAAATATTAGAAAATTTATTTTACGATATTCTTAATGTTGAATTTAATTTATGGCCATGGGCAAGGAATCTTGTTAAGTATGGTGATTTTTATTTACAATTAGAAATGGCGGAAGAATTGGGAATTGTGAATGTATTACCTTTATCAACATATGAAATGAGTAGAGTTGAAGGATTCGACCCACAAAATCCACAAAGAGTTAAATTTGTGTACGCACCTTATCAAAATCCATATTCAGGACCATCATCTACACCTAAGAAAGAATATGAGAATTATGAAATAGCTCACTTTAGATTGAATGGTGACTCAAATTTCTTACCTTACGGAAAATCTATGATTGAAGGTGGTAGAAGAGTTTGGAAACAATTACAATTGATGGAAGATGCTATGTTGATTCATAGAGTAATGAGAGCTCCTGAAAAGAGAATCTTTAAAGTGGATGTTGGTAATATTCCACCAAATGAGGTAGATAACTACATGCAAAAAATTATTAACTCATCTAAAAAAGTTCCATTTGTTGACGAAAGAACTGGTGAATATAATTTAAAATATAATATGCAAAACTTAATTGAAGATTATTACATGCCAGTAAGAGGTAGTGATAATGGAACTTCAATTGATACTTTGAAAGGATTGGAATATAATATGATTGATGACATCAACTATTTGAAAAATAAGTTTATGGCAGCATTACAAATTCCAAAAGCATATTTAGGATATGAAGAGGACACAAATGGTAAGGCAACACTTGCAGCAATGGATGTTAGATTTGCAAAAACTATCGAAAGAATACAAAGAGTAATCGTATCGGAATTAACAAAGATTGCAATTGTCCATTTATATGCACAAGGAATTGATGATGATAGATTGACAAACTTTACATTAGAATTGACAATCCCATCTAAGATATACGAACAAGAAAAAGTTGAATTGTATACTTCTAAAGTTGCATTGATTCAACAAATGCAACAAACTAAAATGGTTTCAAAAGAATGGATGTATGATGCTATTTTAAATATGGCAAAAGACGAACAAGAAAAAATGGCCATTCAAGTATTGGAAGATACCAAACAATCATTTAGATTAAACTCAATTGAAACTCAGGGAATGGACCCGGCAAAACCAACAGGTACAGAAGGCCCTACTGATGTAGAGGAGGAAATCAATTCTATAAATTCCGAATTAGAAAGTGAAAGTAAAATAGGTAGACCAAAAGACGCAGTTAGATATGGTAAAGATGACCACATTGCTGGTAGAGACCCATTGGGTATTAAAACACTTAAATCAAAAGAAGGTTCAACACCATACAAACCAAGAAAAATATCATATTTGGAAGTTTTTAAAGATATGAACGGTAATAAAAAAACAATCTTAACAGAGAATTTGGATAAATAGTAATAAACTAATATAAAAACATATTTATATTAGATAAATAATATCAATTGATGAAAAAAATAAAGCATTCTAAATTTAAAAATACTGGATTCATATTTGAATTATTAGTAAGACAAATTACTTCAGAAATCATGTCTGCAAATAAATCAGTAGCAGAAAAAATTTTAAAAGAACATTTTAATTCTAAAAAAGAATTATCTAAAGAACTAAAGTTATATCAATATTTGATTAACGAAAAATATAATTCGGAATCAAAGGCTGAACAATTTATCAATACGATATTGGAAGCTCGTAAAAAGATTGATGAGAAAAAACTTATAAAAGAAAAGTATATTCTTATTAAAGAAATTAAGGAAACTTATAACTTAGATGAGTTTATTAAATCTCCAATATCAAACTACAAAACTCTTGCATCTATTTACAAGATATTTGAAACCGTTACATCTGACGAATCATTTGACCCAACGGATATAGTTTCGTCTAGATTTACTATTGCAGAAAACATTATCAATTCATCTATTCAAAATAAAGATGCAAAAGTAAAAGATGCAGTTTTAGAAGAATATAGAAAACAAGATGATGATTTAAGAGCAGTATCATACAAATTATTAGTAGAATCTTTTAATAGCAAATACAAAAATCTAACCGAAGGACAGAAGGGATTATTGAGAGAATATATTAACAACATCAATAACACAGGTAAATTGAATCAATATGTTAATGAAGAAGTAACTAAATTAGTCGATTCATTAAAAGAAGTAGGTTCTAAAATTTCGGATAAAGTTACTAAAATTAAATTAGCAGAAACAATTTCAAATATTAGAAAAATTAAATCTGTAAAAAAGATTAAAGAACAACATTTATCTGCAATGATGATGAGTTATGAATTATTAAGTGAATTAAAAGAATCGATTAAAAAATAAAATTATGAGTGTAAATTATAGAGCATATAATGCAAAATTAGTAACATCTGGTTCTGCCGCATTGATAGATAGAGTGTGGGGTGTATTGCCTGTAAGTGGTGTAACTGGAACGATTACTTTAGAAGGTAATACAACTATTTCATTAGCACATTTAACGGCAGGAGAACCTTTTCCTTGTTATGTAAAAAGTATTTCAGTAACCAATGGTGGTTCTGTTTATGTATTAGCTTAATCTTATCAAAATGCCAGCAAAAAGTAAAGCACAACAAAGATTTATGGGTATGGTTCATGCCGTACAAAAAGGTGATATGGATGCACCTTCTCCAGAAGTTGCAAAAGTTGCATCTGACATGGACGACAAATCTGCAAAAGACTTTGCATCAACTAAACATAAAGGATTACCAAACAAAGTAAAATCGGAATCAATCGATAAACTTAAAGAAATAATTAAGGGTATGATTGATGAGATGAATACAACTGCAAATGTACAAGGATATGAAACTCCTAATGCATTTGGTAAAAAAGGTAGTGATAAGAAAACTGCAAAAAAAGCTGCAAAGTTAACCGGATATAGTGTAGTTAATGAGAATCGTTGGATAGAATTGAAAAAAGAAGATTCACCTGCATATATAAAAGTTAACAAAGGAATTTCAAATATCAACAAACAACTTGCAGAAATTGAAAAATTTATGGGTTGGTATGGTAGAATAAAACAAGAAAATGGTGTAAGTAATCAAAATTTCTGGAAAAGGACAAATAAACATATTTATACTATAAAAGAGAGATTACTTAAATTAGAACAACAAATCAGAAAAATTGCACAATAAAATGAATTTAGAACAATTAAGAAATGTAGTTAGAGAAGTATTAGATGAGTCCAAAGATGACTACGAAAAACTTTTTAGACATATGTTGAAAAGAACACATAAGTCTTTAAAAGATATGGACGCAAATCAAAAATCTAAGTTCTTTACTGCAGTAGATAAAGCATATAAAGCTAAAAACGAAGGTAGATTATCAAACTTACCAGAAGAATTAGTAGGTAACCAACATAAGTTAGATACTGACGGTGATGGTGAAATTGAAGCATCTGATTTGGAAACATTGAGAAATAAGAAATAATGAGTAAAGGATTATTGATAGAAACACATTTGTTTGAAGCAAAGATGGTTCAAGAAGAAAACGGAACTTACTTAGTTAAGGGGATTCTTCAAAGAGCTGGTGCACCAAATCAAAATCATAGAAGATATCCTAAAGAAATCTTAGAAAGAGAGTGTAAGAAATACGAACAACTTATTAAAGAAAGAAGAGCATTGGGTGAATTAGACCATCCAGATTCTCCAGTTATTAACTTAAAGAATGTTTCTCATAATGTTAGAGAAATATGGTGGGAAGGTGATGATGTATGTGGTGTAGTAGAAATACTTTCAACTCCATCTGGAAACATCTTAAAAGAATTATTGAAAAACAATATTCGTTTAGGTATTAGTAGTAGAGGATTAGGTTCAGTAAAAGATATGAGAGACGGAACGGTAATAGTTCAGGAAGACTTTGAATTAGTTGGATGGGACTTTGTATCAAACCCATCAACACATGGTGCATTTATGGCTCCTATGAACGAATCAAAGCTATGGGCAAAACAAGCTGAAGAGTGTGGTAAGTGGTGTAAGTCACAAGATTTGATGAGAGAAATTATAATAGAATTAAACTAATAAGATGATAAAGTTAAAAGATTTAATGAAAGAAAATGAAGAATTTCAACAATTGCCTTCAAACTTAAAGAAGCATTTTTTGGAAATCATTTCAACATATGGTCAACATAGAGAAGGAATAAGTAGAAAATCTGACATTAGACAAGTTGCAGAAACATTAGGTGCAATTGCAGATGCTGCACAAGAATACACTTTGAGAGAAGGTGATGATTGGTTTGATAGAGTGACTATTAAAAGAAATATGGGTGAATTAAAAAAACTACAAGGTGCATTTGAAAAAGAAGCTAAAGAAGCATCTCAACAACAACAAAGATTAGAAGCTCTATACGAAGATATGGGAAATGTATTAGGTAGATATTTTGAAATTGCAGACATTTCCGAAGATGTTATGAAAGAAAGATTGGGAATAAAATAAAACAAAAGAATTTGGAACAACTAGCATCATTGTTATTACATAGTAGAACACAGGCACATTCATTTCATTTAGGACAAAGAGGTGTTGGTTCATTATCTGCACATTTAGCATTGGGAGCATACTATGATTCAATTGGTGGTATCGTTGATGGATTAGTAGAAGCATATCAAGGACAATATGGTTTAATTAAATTACAACCTGTTAGTGGTTTAGATACAAACAACGATGTCAAAAATGTAATCAGTTATTTTGACAAATTGATTGCAGCAGTTGCAAAATTGAGACAAGAGAAAAAATTACAAATGAGTTGGTTACAAAACGATATAGATACGGTTGTAACTTTATTATACTCAACAAAATACAAATTGGTTAATTTACAATAGAAAAATGTTAATAGTTAGTGTTAAAGGTGGAAATATAGAGTGGGCAATAAAGGACTACAAAAGAAAAGTTCAGTCCACAAAACAAATAGAAGAACTTAGAGATAGAAAGAATTTTACTAAACCCTCTAAGAGAAAAAGGTTACAAAGAGAAGAAACTATAAGGAAAAACAAACTATTTTAGTAGTTTTCTTTAGTTTTCTAAAAATTTTAGATATATATTATCAAATATCTCATTTTTTATTATGAGATTACAAGACATCGTTGATTAATGAATACCCTTCTCTATAAGGTGTGACCGAACAATCAACATAATTACATTGGAGTTCCCTACAAGAATAACTTCACAACAAAATTTAAGGAGAAAACAAGATGGCAAATTCAAAATTATTGAAAGAAGCAATCGCTGACGCTAAAGCCGTTAAAGAAACTGCATTAGCTAACGCTAAGTTGGCTCTTGAAGAAGCATTTACTCCAAGACTTCAATCTATCTTATCTCAAAAGATGAGAGCAGAAGCTGAAGAAATGGATATGGATGATGAACAAGAAACAACAAACGAAGAGTTAAGCTCAACTGGTATCGGGTCTAAAGTAGACGCTGGATACGCTGAGACTCCAGGTTCAAACCCAACTTTAGATGCAATGACTGATTTATCAGTTGGTGTAAAGAAAGATGCTGGAAAACCTGAACAAGCTGGTACTGACTATAAGAAAGTAGCAGACATTTCTGAAGAAGAAAACCCATTTGCTGATGATGCTATGGCTGGTGATGACAAAGATGCAGAAATTGCAGAATTGAAAGCTAGAATTGCAGAATTAGAAGGCGGTAATGATTCTGAAGAAGATTCTATGGATTCAATTGCACCTGAAGAAGGTGATTTGGATAACGATGGTGACCATGATATGGCTGACCACGACATGGAAGATGATTCTATGGATATGGATTCTGATGACCAAATGTCAGAAGATGATATGGACTTAGACTCTATCATAAAAGAGTTAGAAAGACAATTAGAAGGTGAAGATTCTGACGAAAACGGAGAATCTATGTACGAAGCTGAAGAAACTGAAAAAGAAGAAAAAGTTGACGAAGCTAAAGACGAAACCGAAGAAAAAGAAGCTACTAACGAAGAAGCTAAAGAAGATGATAAAAAAGAAGATGA